TCAAAACTATATTTGGGTTTCTAAAATTGGACATTTCTTGGACATTTATAAATGTCCAAATTTCATTTCCCTTTTTACTTTTGGGAATTTTTCTTCACTTTTCAAAATAAAAAAGGAAAGAAAAAAGGAAAGAAAAAAGGAAAGAAAAAAGGAAAGAAAAAAGGAAAGAAATAAGGAAAGAAAAAAGGAAAGAAAAGGAAAGAAAAAAAGATAAAAATAAGTTTAAAACTCCAAAAAAAAAGGTTCGTTGTTATTATAAAACATGGATGATTTCAATGTTAGTTCATTACACGAATCAAAGAACGAATGGGGGGCTCGTTTGCTAACAATTTTGACGCCACTAATTATTGAAGGATTTAAGTCAATTTTCGACGAATCCGTTACACTTTGCAAAACAAACAGCGAAATGGAGAAGTATTTAATGACATTTCAAAACCTTATTACGCGTATTCCAAAATGGAACGCCACCATTATTGAGACTGAACGAAAACGAATTATTGAGAAAAGTTGTTGTAACTATTTAGAAGAATTAGTTACATGTGTTCATATTATTCAACTCAAATTATTGACTGCGATGCGTGTAGGGCAAAAACAAAAGAAAATCGATATTAATATTCCCAAGTTGGACGACTTCATTCACAAATCTTATATCAATGTAGCAAGAAAGGTTTACAAGAATGTGTATCTTTTTGAAATCAATGCGGTTCCATTACAAGTCCAGAGGCATAACCGAGAATTAGAAATAATTGTCCAAGAATGTATTTTGAACGCAGTCAGAGAAAGCATTCCAATTGAAGGCATATTAAGAGCCTACATGGATGAAACTGTTGAGGAAGATGTTATTGAAGAAATTAAGGAACAAGTTGTAGAAAAGAGTGCGCCTGTAAATGCGCGAGGTGATACGGAGTTTATTTCGGAAGTGAAATCAAAAGACAAAGATGATAAACAACAAAGTCAAATTTTAGCACAAGCTACTGAAACCGCGGCATTAACTGGGTTAGCAGCATCATCTCTGAAATTTAACGACGTAGATTCAGTGCTAGACAATAATAACAAAGAAGAGTTTGTTAACGCACCCAAATCATATGACAGATTAGAAGAAATTAGCAAAATGAGAAACGAACAAAGAAAACAGGATGAAGAGGATGATGACGAAGTTTTAAAGATTTCAGATGAGTCAGTTGACTTGAGTAGTTTAGATGTACATGTAATTGGACAGCAAGAAATCAAATTAGATGATTCATTTTTATTGAATGATGTTGAAATATTGACTTAAACGAAACAAAACAAAATGCGTTAATTTACAAATAAGAAACTAAAAATATATTGTAAAATGGATAATATATTTTTAATAGCAGGTATTATATCCGTAATATTTTTTCTTGTAAAATTCTTGGAAATGAGGTATGTTGACAAGGAAAGCAAACCATTAAAATTCCTTATTCGCGATACTTTAGTAGTATACATTAGCGTAGTTACGGGCAATTTTATATATGAACAGGTTACGCCGGTAATAGAAGAGACAGTAAAGACGCCAAGTGCGCCAATTGCTTTCACAGATGAGGCACCGTTTTAAAGGTTAAACTGTGTAACCCCCATTTTTGCCCTTATTTCTTCAATTTGTAAAAAAAATGCGCTATTATTGTTATCCAAAAAATGTCTCTTAACCACATAATCAAATCCAATCATTTTTATTACCCCAGAACAAATTAATAAAAACCAATATAAATTCAAAATAAATAGACCAAATAGAATTGCTATAACTATTTTATCACACATGAAAAACTGGTTGTATTTAGTTATATTTTCAAACAATTCTTGATTAGTAATAATATATTTAAAATACAAATATATCCTTGCGTAGAAAAATGTTATAGCAAATAATCCGTCATTAATTGGTTGTATAAAAGCAGGCAAACTAACAAATTGTATAACTGTTGGGTCTCTAATTAGGTTCCGAATACTCAAAAATATGTTACTGACTTCAGCCAAAGCCAAAATATACAATTCATTTTTAATAATTGGACCTATATCAGGGCACAATAGATACCAGCCTATTACAAAGATAAAAAGAACATGATGTATTTTTAACTCGATTTTTTCGACAAAAAATAAATGTATTGCTAGATATATTATAACAATTATAAACAGATAATTTAGCCATTTTATGTCTTTATCTGATGAGCAAAAATGATATAAACAGAAACAAGCATATAAAGACACAATTAGTGTTGTTATGTATTGGGTTGTTTCTTTATTAATTATGTCTTGATTAATTATGTTTTGATTAATTATGTCTTGATTATTTATATTTTTAATTAGATTAGTCATTTATAAGTATTTATTTATAAATAACTAAGATTGAAAACGAATATTTTACGGTTTACTGTTTACTAAGAGTGTCTTTAATTTGCTCAATTTTCTGTAAAAACGGGTCCTTATTGTTATCCGGCTTATATTCAAATACATCACGTCCAGCAGCCATATTTACTGCTTTTTTACCAACAATAGCAAACCAATATAGATTTAAAAATCCTAAAATCCAGAAAACCAATATAATTATTTTATCTAACATCCAAAAATTAGCTGAATTTGCCAAATTGTTGTAAAAATCTGGACTGAATAAAATATTTTTGTTGAACAAATATACTCTTGTATAAGTGAATATTAGAAAGAACAATATATCGTTTCCTGGCTGTATTTTTTTCAACATTTTGGCCCAATCTGTTGTCAAATCAGTTGATGGTTGTTTCAAATAGGTCCTAATTAACATTTTAATGCTTAAAAATATAGTGCTAGATTCAATTACAATTGCTGTAAATATGGGTTCTATAATAGAAAATGGTATTGATGGAATAAATATTGATACCAATGTTAAAATAATGCTACATATGTGATGAATCCAAAAATCAATGCGAGTTTCTGAACATAAATCATAAACTAAATAAACAATAAAGAAATACCAAATATATTTAAACCATTGAATGTTGTTAGTTTGTTTATATTTATAAAGCCCAAAACAACAAAATAATGACATTAATAAGGAAATAATATCTTGTATATATGGTTTTAAATCCATTTTTATTGATTTATAACCTACCAATATTTTTTATAGTAAATTTATACTTATTATTTTCTTATTTTCTTATTTTCTTATTTTCTTATTTTCTTATTTTCTTATTTTCTTATTTTCTTCCTAAGATTTTATATTTATTATCTCCCAGTCCATACCTTAATCATCGTTCCATGAATAATTTTATTATTGAAATCATTGATATATTGGTCAAAATTATAGTTGAATGATAAATGATGTGTCCTAATATCACCATAAAATGAAGGAAATGCTTTTATACCTTTATATTCATTGTTAAATAATAGTCCTAAAATTCTCTCAAAACCGCATCTATCTTTGCGACAAGTGATTGCGTTTACTAAATTGGTAATTCTGTATTTACGCTCTAAATTTGATAAAAATGAATGATTTATATAACATTGTCCACCAAAACATAAATTAAATTTTTCATCACCCATGCCTAGTATATTAATTTCACTACCAGACAATCGCTGTCGGATAAACGACGCATTTTTTAAATATGCCCCAATACGAAGTAAATTATTTAAATATTCCTTGTCGTAAGGATGATGCCAAAAAGGCAATACAGGCATTTTAATTTGTTCAAATGGGATGCGTTTATGAATAAATGTGCTGTCGTGAATAATCACGGCATTGTTAAACCATTTGTGTCGTAAAAAGTATACAAATGGCAGCAATTCACCTCTGCCTGGGTATTCAGACTGTACAATTTCCACATTTTTATAATTAAAATCAGCTTTAACAAAGTTGTAATTGCTATTATCATCAATAATAACTATTTTTTTTAAAGGATAATTTGTTCTAATTAGTTTAACATTATGATTCCAATATTTGTTAGTTTGTTCTGAATTAACATGTCTGGTTATTATAAATCCAAAACTCATTTTATTGTATTATATTATATATTGTTAATACAATAAAAATAGTAATTATATTACTTTCTTTTACAAAACTATTCTAATTTATATATGACGGCAATTCATCAATATTAATGATTTGCTCGTTATTATTACCATTACTATTCTTACCATTACTATTCTTACCAATACTATTATTACCAATACTATTTTTAGATATTACAAATTTGTTGAATTCTGGTCGTTCCAATTGCGCTACAGGTGTGTGATTATGGACACATCGAGCAATCATTTTATACAACTTGAAATCGGGATATCTTTCAGAGCCATTGTTTTTATACAGAACATTAATGCCATTATCATCGATACACCATTCAACAATTAATTTTACAATAGGCTTGCATAAATCCAAGTTTTTAATATCTTCAATATCATCAATAACATAGTCAAAAATAGAACACGCTAAACGACATAAGTCAAAACTGAAGTTGGGTTCAAGTCTCGGTTTTTTTTCATTGAAATATGGTTCAGTATTATATTGTGTGGCAGCATCGCCACCGGTTTGAAAACTGTCGCTACAAAATGTCTTGCCATTATATTTGTAAATGGCGCGACCAAAGTCTATTATTTTGAATATTTTGCCAAATGTAGGGACCTTGTAATAATTCTTTTTGTAGCAATAATAGATGAATTTTCTATTAGTATTGATATACATTATGTTATTTGTATGAAGGTCATTGTGTGTGAATGAAAACATCTTTTGATATGTAATTAGTGTCATTATAACCTGAAATAAGGCTGAAAACTATTCGTCAGTTGTTAGTTCAGTTGTTAAAATTAAGTTGTCGAATGTGTTTTCACAGTGTTCTAGACAAATCATCTGAATTGGAAATTTTGGAAATGTAAGATATAATGTTTCTTCGTCAATATCGGAATAATCGCTGCTGTTAGTGTCACTATCACTCTTTGATTCATCTATATTACTGCCATTTTCACTAGTTTTGTTAACAGCATCTTTTATTACAACATTAGAATCAACATTAGAATCAACATTAGAATCAACATTAGAATCAACATTAGAATCAACATTAGAATCAACATTAGAATCAACATTAGAATCAACATTAGAATCAACATTAGAATCAACTTCATCATCTTCTTCAACCGTATGTGATGTTCTAGACGAACATGACGACCCGGATTTTAGCGTCTCTGATTTTTTAGTGTCGACTAAAAGCTCCGACGAATTCATAATATCAACCAATTCAACATTCATATGTTTAATATCAGACAAAGTAACTAGATTTTGCTCATGATTTTGCTCATGATTTTCAAAAATATTTTCAAAAATATTATCAAAAATAGTATCATCAAATGACTTTATTGATAACACAGATTTGTTCGACATAATTTTCAATGGCTTCAATGGTTTTACTACATCATCATCATCTGTTAATAAATGTGAATAATCCTCAACATTGAACAATACATTTTGCTGTTTCATAAAAAAATCGGAATGGATTAAATAATCAATATCATCAATAATGTTAATTTTGTAATTTTTCTTTATGGCTAAAAAAGACCCGTAATAATCAAGTCCATGAATAAAACTGTGTGTGTTTAATAACTGGCTAGTTAAAAATGAAAAGAATCCATCTACATATGCGGAATTATTGACATCCGATATTTTTGGATTAACTGGTACACTTTTATCAATCGACGGCAGATTGAATAAATTGGCATCATTGTAGTTATATTTGCCTATAATATATTTAAATGGGTCTAATAATGGTGCCATTTTAATAAACACATTTTGACTGCTAGTAAAGTCACCACTGTTATCATTACTATTCTTTAATTTACACATGTGAACATGCTCTGATAAAAAGTCGCCACTTGTATTAGTATTAGTATTAGTATTAGTATTTTTCCCAGATTTTTCATCTTTTAAATCCGATACATACCATAAATGGTTTAGATTTATACTATTATAGTTGTTGTCATTTAGTGAAAAAAATCGGTCGTAAATAGGCAAGTAATTTTGGATCTGGTCTAAACTAATAGTTTTGTTAGTTTGAAACTTTGAAAAGAGGTTTATATTCTTTCTTTTTTGGTAATTAATGCCAAAAGTAGGATTTGTAGTAGTTGTCAGTATTGTTGCCATTAGCTAATTAAAATATAAATAATAGTAATATTTAACTTATTTTCTTTCTCCTAAACAACTATCAAACAGACAATTTATTTATTATAATTTACTTTTTAGCCATTTCTTATTTCTTATTTTGTCTTTTGTCTTTTGTCTTTTGTCTTTTGTCTTTTGTCTTTTGTCTTTTTGTTAGTTTGCGTTACACAAAATAAATCTTTTATAAATGTATACATATAATGAATTTAGAACTAAAACGGTTTGATATGAAAAGCATTAGTTTCAAGCCTGATGAATCAAAGGGTCCAGTCGTGGTTTTAATTGGTCGTCGTGACACTGGTAAATCTTTTTTGGTCAAGGACTTACTATACTATCAACAAAGTATTCCAATTGGCACTGTTATTTCTGGCACAGAAGAGGGCAACGGGTTTTACGGCAAATTGGTGCCAAAGTTGTTTATACATAATGAATATAATACGGCAATTATTGAGAACATTTTGAAGCGACAGCGACAGGTGATGAAACAGATTAAGAAGGAAATGGAGCAATTTAAGCGCACAACAATTGACCCGCGAACTTTTGTGATTCTGGATGATTGCTTATACGACAACACGTGGGCACGCGATAAATTAATGCGGTTACTTTTTATGAACGGGAGACATTGGAAGGTCATGTTAATCATCACAATGCAATATCCGTTGGGTATTCCACCAACATTAAGAACCAATATTGATTATGTTTTTATATTAAGAGAGCCCTACATTGCCAATAGGAAGCGAATTTACGAGAATTATGCCGGCATGTTCCCTACATTGGAGTCATTTTGTCAAGTGATGGACCAATGTACCGAAAATTATGAGTGTCTAGTAATAAATAACAACTCCAAGTCCAATAAATTACAGGACCAAGTGTTCTGGTATAAAGCCGACGCACATAATGACTTCAGATTAGGGTCCAAAGAGTTCTGGGAGCTATCCAAATCAATCAATGATGAAGACGAAGAGGAGCAATATGACCCAAATAATGTGAAGAAACGCGGTCAGGGACCCAAAATCGCGGTTAAAAAGACAAAGTGGTAAACAGTATCTTGGTTATATAAATCTTGCTTTCAAAATATATAAGCAAGATTAAATAACTTAAAGAGTATCCTATTATAAAGTATATAATAAGATGCAGGAACTAAACATTATAGAATTAATAGAGAAAAATCCAATATCTAAGCTATCAAAAGCATATAATAGCAAATTAATAAATAAAATTCAAGAAAATTTTACTGGTTTTGAACAACAATTATTTGTAAGTAGTTTTTATTGCTACTTAAATTATAATAAAAATATAGATTTCGTAGTTGATTTAGATAATATATGGAAATGGTTGGGATTTTCTACTAAACAAAATTCTGAAAGAGTTTTGGAAAAACATTTTAAGTTGAATGTAGATTATAAAAATCTTGCTTATCAATTTGGAGGAGCAAGTTCAAATGATGAAAAATGGGGTGGACACAACAAACAAACAATATTATTAACAATTAAATGCTTCAAATCATTATGTTTAAAAGCTCAGACAAAGAAAGCATCTGAAATACATGAATATTATATGAAAATGGAAGAAGTTTTACACCAAATTGTAGAAGAAGAAACTGACGAATTAAGGCTCCAATTGGAGCAAAAGGAAAATATTATTTTAGAAATAAAACAAAATTCTGAACAAGAAAAACAACAGCTAATACAAAATTCAAAAAAAGAAAAGCAAAAAGCAATAGAACAAGCAATAATTGCTCATTTTCCATTAAACACTGAATGTATATATATTGGAACAATTGATAACACAAATGAAGCAAATGAAAAACTAATAAAATTTGGACATACTAATGACCTGGCAACTAGAATAAATGACCATCGCAAAGGTTACAATAATTTCGCATTAGTAGAAGCATTTAAAGTTCAAAATAAAGTGGAGATTGAGAATCTTATAAAAACATATCCAAAAATTAAAAGACAAATTCGTAGTATCCAATTAAATGGTAAAAATAAAACAGAAATAATTGCTTATGATGCCACAAATTTTACTATTGATGTATTAACCAAACATATTCGAGATATAATACATTCAAAAACATATAGCATAGATAATTTTAATAGAATAATGAAACTAAATGAAGACTTGGAAAATGAAAATAAAGTATTGAAGGAAAAAAATAAGTCTTATGAAATGATTATTATTGAAAAAAATATTCAAATTAACAAGTTGAATGATTTATTAGAAACAAATCAAAAAATAATTGATACTGTAAATAATGATAATAAATCAGTATATCAAAACATTTTAATACCAGAAGATGAAATTAATAAAAAATTCAATGAGTTTATAATTAGTGATTGTATTGTGCGTCCAGATGTAGAAGAATACTCTGTTAATATGGAAGGACGTTACCGTTTATGGAGCCAAGTGAAACCAACAAAAGAAGTTTTTCACGCATTTAAAAGTTATTTAGACGCAAGATTTAAGCCAAAACGCATTGGAGCAAATCATGGTTATAGTGGAATTAAATTAAAACCCGTTGAATATAAAAAAATAAAAGAAAATTCAAATGTTGAGACATTTGTATTTCAAGTATGTCAGTTTTCTGATTGTGGAAAAGTATTAAATTCAGTTTTATTGAGCGAATATCAAAAATGGAAAGTTTCTGTTGGTAAAGAATTGTCTGAAAATGATATGAAAGAAATTAAGGACTATTTAAATCAGTCGCCTTACGCATTGAAATCTGTAGTATGGACAGATGATGGTAATAATGAAGGATATTACGGATTATCAATTAAAAAACATGAATACATACCAAAATTAATTTGTTCAACTGGTAAAAAAGTCTATAAGCGAGAAGAAAAAACAGATATATTACTAGCAACCTGGGATACAATCGCAAAAGCAGCACTAGCTGAAGGCATTTCAACTGCTAAAATGAGTCGCAGTGTTAAAAATAAAATTATAATAAATGATTATTATTATAGTGTTATTTAATCATTAATTTACCAAGTTATATTGTAGGCGTCGCAGCAGTTTTTATAACCCTTTGTAATATTACTGTCAGTAAATGAGTTTTGTATTTTTTCTATGATACGCATTTTAATTTGTTCTAAACGAATATCATTCTTTGGAATAAGCTCGCCACCATTTCTCAAAATATAACGCCCCCACCATTCTTGATAACCGTCATAATTGTCACAATTGTTGTATTGGTTACGAATACACATAATTGTAAAATCAATATTAGTTTTCCCTTTTTCCGCACTTTCAATAACATAATTGCGTATTTTGTTATATCTTTCATCTATAATAGTTTCAATATACATACTGCGCAGATGTTGTGTAGTTAATATTGGATTTCCATCTTCATTAATATATTTTCCTATTTCGGATAACGTACCTATCATAATTAGAACCATAAATATTAAACTTGCGCATAAACAATAAATCATTTTACTTTATCAATTTGAAATAAGGTAAAATATATTTTCAATTTTATTTTGGCTCAATATTTCATAACTTTGTGAAAAAAGGTCTAATCAACGCGATCCATCTCAGAATCATCAGTCTTTTGAATAGCAAAGGGTCCACTGACAAGCTCAGACCTACCATAATCCGATTGCCCCATAACAATATTGTCACCATCAAAGAGCTCACTACGAATATCCGCAACCGAGATAGTCTCTGAGGAGCCAGACAATTTAGCCTCTTGACTATTGCTAACACCAACCAAATTGCCGTCCTTATCAATATCCTGAGTCAATGAGCTACCATGCTTCTCGGCATTCTTCTTATTGTCGTCAATTGCTTTCTGCTTGGTCTCCTTAACGCGCTGCTCAAATGCGGACTTAGCAACAACCTCATTCTTTTGCTTCTCCTGCGCCAATTGATTAAGCTCCTCCTCCATATACTCAACACGTCCAGTCTTGTAAGCCTCAGGGTCCCAGCACAACCACTGACCAACAGGTCCAACAAATACGTCAAAACTAGGGTCGGTCTCTCGCAACAATTTAGCACGCATCTCCGCCTCCTCTTGCGTCTGGAAATTGCCTCTAGACTTGAATCCTCTGACAGATGTCTGGAAGTTGTGCTTGATACTAAAC